CCCCCCCCCCCCCCCCAAACAACGACGCACCCCAGCTGCCGGCGTCCGTGCATGGGAGTGAGCGAGCCGGTGGCGCCTCCGGCGCCCAGCCGCGCCCCCCAGCACAGTTAAAAGCGGACTTCCGCTCCGTAACGGAGCGCATCACGAGCGGCGCTTTCATGCCCGAAGTTCGACAGTTCATCGAGAACGTGCACCGTGCGAAGACTTTGCCGCGCTCCGACATGCCCCTGCCCGCACCTTCCACGCCCGGAATCTGCCTCATCGACGCCCTCAGCGAGGCGACCGGGGCCAGTCGCGAACACCTCTGGGAGACGGCCCTGCAGGTGTGCTCCAAGCTGGAGATCGCGCAAGCCTATGAAAAAGAGGGCATGAGCGCTCGCGCACTCCACCGGATCGCGTGTAAGCTGAATTACGCGATCAACGTGCCGCGAAGCCAGGGCAAGGCCAACAACGCGTACGTGAAGGGCCTACCCTACTGGTTGGGCGCATACCATGGCACGGAGGCCGTGGTTGAGTTCGTCAAAGGCGGCTCGGGGTACACCAACCATTGGATTGGCCGCCACACCCATCAGCGGGTAGGCGGCAAGCACATCACCACCGGACTTCTTCCTCGCCCCAAGAAGACGCCAGGGGGCGTGACGCCCCACCCCCAAAAGGACGTGAATCTGCGCGCGGGCTACATCCCTCCCCCCCCAACACCTGAAGGTTTCGTCCAGTTCACGCCGGATTTTGAGAGGGCCAAGCGTTGTTATGAAGCGTGGGTCAATAACGAGTGGGGCAAGGTTTTCGAGAACCTCACCCCCTCGGAAGTGCTCGAAGCGAGGACTCTGTTCAAGAGCAAGCGCCGAGCCAGAGACACCATCGCCCTGTCCATACACGTGGGGGCCCCAGGATCAGGCAAGTCGGCGGAGATGAAGAAGTGGTTTCGGACGTACATCAAGGCGCTAGACAGCCTGATGCACGTCAACTTTACGAGACTGCTCCTAATGGAGGAGTGGAAGAGCATGCTGCCCCCCTTCCTGAAAGATCTGGGGAAGCGCATGCTGAAGACGCTGGAGGTGTCGCCCGGCTTTGGGGTGAAGTACCTGCACATTGAGGAGCTGCAGCAACACCCCCCGGGGTATCTGGACATGCGCTACTTCCTCAATCCGAGTTTGGAGCGCGTGACCGCCACCGGGGACCCGCTTCAGAACCCTTGGACGCCAGGGAAGCATGAGACCCCCCTGATGGCGCTGGACAACGATCTCTGGCACCACCGGGAGTTGTGGAGCAGCTACAGCCTCGTAGCCCATCGCTGCGGGCAGGGAGTGGCCCACGCGCTTGGACTCGAGACCTCGAGCGAGCATCCGGGAAGACTGATCCGCAGCTTCGGTCGCACACCCGGGATGTGGACCATAGAGGCTCGCACGCGCACGGCGGACGCGACCCATGCCATGGACAGCAAAAACATCACCATGCAGTCCTGCACCGGCCGCACCATCGAGGAGGACTACCAAGTCATCATCGACTTTTCGGCCTTGCATCACGTCAGCGCTGAAGTAATCTTCACCGCCATGTCCCGCGGAACGCGCAACGTCCACCTCGTTTGGGAGGCCGGAGCCGACACCAGCCTGCTGGACCATCATCGCCTCTGGGGCCCCCTGTGGCGCGGGGAGACCATCAGCTGGGAGAGCTTCCAATGCCCCCCACTCCGCACGCACGGTTATGTCGACTTGGACCACCGCGCCGGCGCCGCCGTGCTCGAAAAGGAACCCAATGCTCCTGCAGAGTTTCGTGCTCTCTGGAGCTTGCGAGCGGACACGGAAACAGAACCGGTTGTGAGTCTGATCGAGCCAGCCGACTTCGAACCCATTTGCCGCACGCACCTTAGCGCCCCGCGTGGCATTCTCTGCACCCGGTATTTCGAGCCGCTGCAGAGCAAAGAGGCAATGGAGCTCCAGTTCGAGGGCCGCACCAGCAACCAGGTGCGCGACACCCGCGGGGACGGCGTGGTGAATCACCTCTTTGCGAAGCAAAACTCCGCCGACGACACCTTGCTCGGCGCTTCGGTCCTCAAGCGAATGCGTTTTCGTGACGCTAAGTCCAACGAAAACCACACGAGGGCTCGCGCCATGTTGGGGTCTCATCTCTGGGGCAACTTTCGCGCCCGTCTGAACCTGCCGGAGGATCCTGAGCCCCTCGACGAACGGCTGCTCAACCAGTGCCGAGAGGAAATGTTCGAGAAGAAGTGGGAGACTCCACTCAACACGCTGCTGAACAATCGCGACCGATGCGACCCGTTCACAGCCGAGAACAGCGCAAAGATCTTCGCGAAGGCGCAAGACAAAGCCAAGCGCTCCACAATCCTGACCGCTGTTCTCGACCCTGTTGGCGCCTGGTGGTCGTCGGATGAGGAATTGCCCAAGGTGAAACCCGGACAAACTCTGGCCCTATTCCCGGACCAGGTCCTGTTGCGCCTGGGGCCGTACACTCGGTACCTCCACAAGCGCATGCTGGAGCTGTTGCCGCCGCACATATTTCTCTTCGGCGGACAGACGCCCACGGATCTGGACGAGTGGTGCAAGAAGTGGGCCATCCGCGGGGATGTGTTCACCAACGACTTCACCGCTTACGATCAATCCTGCACCGGCGAGGCGGTCCAGTTCGAAATGGCCATGATGAGGTACTTCGGTTTCCCGGAGGAGCTGGTCGCGTACTACTTCTGGCAGAAGACGACGCTGACCACCAACTTTGGGCCAAGCGCGGTCATGCGGTTTACGGGCGAGCCAGGCACGTACATCTTCAACTCGCTATTCAACTTAGCATACATGCTGTTGAAGTACCAGTGCGAGGACGTGCCAAGCATCTACTCCGGAGATGACAGCCTGCTCTTCAAGGTGCCGGCTCTCAATCCGGAATGGGCCAAGTATGAGAGCATGTTCACGTTGGTGGGGAAAACCTTCATCACCGACCTACCCGAATGTTGTGGCTGGCTGTGCTACCCGGAAGGCATCGTTCGCGACCCCCTCGTGCTTGCGTTGAAAACAGTGTACAAACGCAACCTCGGCGAGCTCGACAGAGTGCTGGACTCGTACTTCCTGGAGCACCTCCACGGCTACTACAAGGGGGACCTCATCTCCGACATCCTCACCCCGGAACTGGTGGAGATGCACGCATGGTTCGGCAACTTTGCTCACTCCCACTCCTCCCTCGTCCGCAGCCTCTCCCGAGTACAGCGTGAGGATCTGAACGCTCTGGTCATGCGCAACGCGCCCTTTCACGCCAGATAAGCAAGGCAGGCTCAGAGTAAGAGCCTATTAATGTATTTGCCTTACCTATTTGGCGTTGATCCGACATCTCCCACCAACCATGGTCGCGAACGCGTTGTACTACACGACGCCCGAGCGGGCAACGTTCGCCATGAGCCTAAAGCTCAAGACTGGCAAGAACTTCGCGGCGGGAGTGGTCACTCTGCGCGGAGCCAAGCACATCCTGGCCAGCCTCAACGGAGTGGCGTGCGCGTGGGCCGAGCAGATCGGCGTCGACGTTGTGGACGTGAGCGAGAGCGCCCACATCTTCTATCTGGCGCTCGCACCAGCCGACTCCGTGGCGCCCACTGCGCAGGAGTCCTTCTGGAACGTCCCCGGTCGCGTCCTAGCCTCCACCGGCAAGGACAACCATCACGTCCGACTCACGGCCGTGAAAACCGCCGCCCTGTCCTACAAGGTCAAGGGCGGCTCTCTGGAAGACGCGCCGGTAGCAGTCGCCGTCATCGGGGTGCTCCGCAAGGAGACAACAGCGGACCAGGAGTATCACTTCGGGTTCGACGTCACCTTCAGACAGTCGGGAAAGGGCTTGGGCGACGCTCAGGACGGGACCGCGGAGGCCGCAACATAAATTTGCCCTCCGAGGTAGAGAGCGCGTGGGCGTCGGAGTCGGATTGGTCCGACACGATGACTCACCGCTCGTCCTCGAGTGTCGCGACAGAGCGCGAAGAAGAATCCGAGGAAGAGGCGCCGGAGCCTGATAGAGCGAGCGAGGAAGCAA